CATTTGAGAGTAAATTTCCATCTCCCATCGCTGTTGAAACAAATCAGTTCCAGCACGTATACCCTGACGTGATGGACAAAACCGATACTGTTGTTGATATGGAATTTCAAAACATTGTATTGGATTCACATGATCTGATGTTGGGTACCCTCCTTGCGTGTTTTGCAAGAAATACCCTAAAGACAACTTCGAAACATTAGAAGAAGCTGGGTTAAAGAATATTGGACCATCGTCGTAATCAGCACGCACAATACCATCTCCATTATTAGTGTGAAGAAGGTTAACGTGAATTCCGGTTGCTCGATTAGCATTTCTCTCGTTGTTATACGATGTGTCAATGATGTATCGAATACCTCCTCTCCACCCAGCATATGCCGGACCCAAATAATTGAGCAGCGAATTGCATCCCTGGATAACATTGCCAGAAGGTACTGTCCTGACTAAATTGACTCCAGGTGCAGCACCCGTATGTCCAGAATATAAAGGAAAATTGTATCTAACAAATGAAATCCTGTTGGGTCCGTTTTCAAGTCCCCGAGGCAATAACCACTCATGGAAAGTAAATCTCTTAAGTAATGATCGAAAAGATACTATGGTTTCCCCCATGTAAATTTTGTTCACTAATGAATCCATAATGGGTGGTGGGCCTAATTGCAATGTCTCTTTCTGCTGTGTAGGATTTCCACCCACATCAGCTAAACCCACTGCTTGAGTTCTTTGTTCAGGATCAGAATCTGATTGTGGAACGTTTCCTGCCAATCCCGGAAATTGCAAATCTAAAACACGATTTTCAAAAGGCCCAGAGAAACCGTGTGCAGATGTTGGAGCAAGTGACAATTGAAAATTGGCATGTCTATTCACAGGAACTGCAAACTCCATATCATCTCCACCTGCAACAGAAACTAAAACTACAACGTCGTTGTCTATCGTGCTGTCTGGTGAAATGAGAGAATTCATCACATACACGCTTATAGTTCCATTACCAACAGTAGCTGTGTTTGCTCCATTGTAAGGAACTCGAACCGCGTCGTCTGTCAACTGTGTCGGAGAATATGCATAATCAGCTGGTTGCTGTGTTTGAATGACATTTCTCCATGTGGTAGATTGTCCCCAACCAATTTCAACCACAAAATCGTTATTTTCTGAAATATCAACCACTTGAGCGTATGCAGTGTTATAATCTGCACCTCCTAGTGGAGTCCCAAAAGGATCCCATACAACGCGCAATCTTCCTGAATGAAACGAACTTGACACAACTTGAAAACGATATCTGACTGAACCACGCCAATATTGGAATGGCGTTGCAGCAAAACCTAAAGATGTCATTGCAATTTCAGAAGTCCATGCGTCAGTCCATCTGATGACACCTGGATCTATAATTGCATTAAACAAAAGTTTCTCTGGATCGTCGGTCTCTTGCCATCTAAAACGAGTCAAATATGATTCACGTGTGGCTATGCTCGATATTGTGAGTTCATCCACAGAATCCAAGCCAGCAACTGCAGGATCTACCGTCAACTCTTGTTGAGAATCAACTGTCAATTTGTGCAAACTTTTCCGCCCATCACAAT